AAAAACAACAATGATTTGATAACATACGCCAATTGTTTTTTGTTTAAAGTATAAATCTACCATTGAAATAGCGCATAATCTGCTATATTAGCTAATAAACAGGTTTTTTTATGCTACAAAAATTAGGCTTTGCCCCAGGATTTAATAAACAAGTAACGGAAACCGGAGCCGAAGGGCAATGGTTTGATGGTGATAACGTACGTTTTAGATATGGTTCACCTGAAAAAATAGGTGGCTGGGAGCAATTAGGACAAGATAAACTGACAGGTGCAGCTAGAGCTATTCATCATTGGGATGATAACTCAGGTGTTAAATATGCTGCTATCGGCACAAATAAAATTTTATACGTATATTCTGGGGGTACATACTATGACATACACCCTATTAGAACTACTTTAACAGGAGCTAATTTTACCAGCACAGCTTCATCAACCACAGTTACGGTAACCTGCACCGGGGCTCATGGATTATTAGAAGATGGTATTGTCTTGTTTGATAGTGTAACAGGTTTATCGGGTTCTACTTTTACCAATGCAACTTTTGAAGATCAAAAGTTTATGGTTACTTCTGTACCTACATCTACAACATTTACGATTACTATGGATGCTCAAGAAACTGGCACTCCATTATCAACTGCAGGGTCAGCTTCTATCTTATGTTATTATGACGTAGGGCCATCACAACAACTAGGTGGTTTTGGTTGGGGTACAGGTCTTTGGTCAGGGACTGCATTAGGACCAGCAACGAGCACTCTTTCAACTGCCATAACAGATTTAATTACAACTGATATTGTATTAGCTAGCACTGCAGCTTTTCCATCAACTGGAGAAATAAGAATCGGAACAGAAGATATAAGTTTTACAGCTAACAACACGACGACTAATACTTTAAGCGGAGGAGCCCGAGGTGTTAATGGGACAACCAAAGCTACTCACAGTGGAGGTGCTACAGTTACCAATATATCTGATTTTGTAGCTTGGGGTGAAGCATCTTCTTCTGACTTTACAATCGACCCAGGACTATGGGTGTTAGATAACTATGGTACAAAATTAATTGCACTCATATACAATGGTGCCTGTTTTGAATGGGATGCGGCAGCAGGTGGATCTACTAGCACACGAGCTACTCTTTTACCAAATGCACCAACTGCATCAAGACATGTATTAGTATCTACACCTGACAGACACTTAGTATTTTTTGGTACAGAAACAACTGTAGGAAGCAGTAGCAGTCAAGACGATATGTTTATAAGATTCTCATCTCAAGAAAGTATTGATCAAACAGATTCTTACACAGTCAAAGCAAATAATACTGCAGGTACTCAAAGACTTGCTGATGGTTCAAGAATTATGGGAGCTATCAAAGGTAGGGATGCAATTTATGTATGGACTGATACTGCATTATTTCTTATGAAGTTTGTGGGTCAACCATTTACTTTCTCCTTTGAACAGGTAGGAACTAACTGCGGACTTGTGGGAAAAAATGCTTGTATTGAGGTAGATGGTTCTGCTTATTGGATGTCAGAAAATGGATTCTTTACATATGATGGTCAATTAAAATCAATGCCTTGTTTAGTTGAAGATGATGTTTACGATGATATAAATTTAGTTTCTAGAGATCTTATTAATGCAGGATTAAATAACCTATTTGGTGAAATAAGTTGGTTTTATTGCACAACAAATTCTAACCAAATCAACAGGGTAGTTACGTACAATTATTTAGACTCAACACCTCAGAGACCTATATGGACAACAGGTACTTTACCTAGAGCAGCGTGGCAAGACTCTGCTGTATTTGAACGACCTCATGCTACTTACTATGATCCTAGCAGCAATAACTCTTACGATGTCACTGGTAATACGGATGGATGTACTATATACTATCAACAGGAAACAGGGACCGATCAAGTAAATGCTGGTGGTGTTATTACCGCTGTCATTGCCAATATTTCTTCAGGTGATTTTGATATTACACAAAGAAGAGCTGCGACTGGTCAAGCATTAGGCGCACCAGACTTGAGAGGTGACGGAGAATTTATAATGAGAATAAGCAGATTTATACCAGATTTTATTAGTCAAACAGGTAATACAGCAATTAAATTTAAAACAAGAGTTTATCCAAACAGTGCACAAGTTACAAATACTTTTTCTTGTGATTCTACAACAACTAAAAAAGACATAAGAGTAAGAGCAAGACAGGTCTCTCTTGAAGTTGCTAATACTGCAGCCGGTGAAGATTGGAAGTTGGGTACATTTAGATTAGACATACACCCAGGAGGTAGAAGGTAATGGCTAGGACTATTGGTGAACAAGTTTATGAAGATCAGGTAGCATCAGGGCAAATTCAATTACCAAATGTTCTACCTCAAGATTATGGATACACTGGTTTAATAGAAGATGAATCAGAGTTTGATACTCCTTACGGAACTAGAACAGGTATTGGAGGTTATTATGATAGATTTACAGGACCAATTAAAAATATTTTTCAACAATATGGAAGACCTATTATGGGTGGTATTATGAGTGCAGTTACAGGTATTCCAGGTCTAAGTTTTTTAATGAGAAACTTACCTAATGACCCATACGCACAAAATAGAATTGACATGTATGGAGCTTACAGAGGAAACGATGGTTTTATAAAAGATAAATTTGGTTACAACGTAGGCAATACTTTACTTAGAAATAATTTTATGCAACCAGGATCTAATTCTTTTAGATCATATGCATTAGAGGGTTTAAGAGGTTTAGATGAAAATGTAGCAAATAGATATTATCAAGAAACATATGGTAGATCATTTGACGACATTAAAAAAGACATACAAAAAAAGAAAGATCCATTTAATCAACAAAATGTTTTTGCAGGCACGTCTGATTACCAAGGTGGTGGTGGCGGTGCAGGAAATCAAGGACAAAGAGATGCTGGACCAGGATATGACGGAGGAGGTGGAGCAGATGAAATGGGTTCTTTTAGAAAAGGGGGCCTTGCAAGTTTATAATGGCAAAGATAGTACAATCATTAACTAGAGCTCAACCTGAATACGATCAAAAAAATTTGCAATCGTTAGTTAGGGATTTAGATGGTGTAATAACAAAATTAAATTCTTCATTTCAAGATGAAGTTAAACAAGAGATAGAAGCTAAAAGTTTCTTTTTAGAATAATGGCAGTAGTAAATCAATATAGATTCTATGGTAAAACTACCACTGCTGCAGAGACAGTAAATATGTTGTCTCCAAGTGTTAATGAAACTATTATTATAAAATCTATAAGAGTGACTAATAAATCAGGATCTAATACCCCAACAGTTACAGTAAAAAACAATGCATTTGAGATAGTAAATACACAAACCTTGGTAGCTGCTACTAGTGTAGAATTATTAACTTTACCTTTGATTGTAGAAGGTGGGACTACACTATCGTATACTACAGCAGGGACGGTATCTGATGGAGTCGTTTTTGGTATTAGTTATCTCAATATATTAAAGGAGAAAACAGACTAATGGAAATAAAACAAGCAAAAGTAGAGACAACTTATAGACATAAAGAAACTGGTGAGCTTTTTAAAGAAAGAAAAGACTGGGAATCTAAGGGTTATAAAAATGAGGATATGGCACAGGACGTAAAAGTAGTAATGCCAGCTCTTGATTTGTTCTCTAAAACCAAGTAAAACAAACAATTAAGGTAAAAATATGGCAATATCTAGAATGCAAGAACCCAGACAACTACAAGCCAATGGCGGAATTATGACATTACAAGATCCTAGACAAGGTTATTTTTTAGGTAAACTTGTAAAGAAAGCTGTCCGTGGTGTAAAGAAAATTGCTAAAAGTCCACTAGGTAAAGCTGCTTTATTGGGTGGTGCCGTTTATGGTTTGGGAGCTTTAGGACCTGGTGGTTTTAATAAAGCCAGATTATTATCTAGAATAGGGTTAAGTGGAGTTACAGGAAATACTGCAAGAGAAGCAGCAATTAATGCAAACGCAAATGTTGGTAGTGGTTTTTTTTCAAATATGTTTAATAAATTTAATAACCTATCAACAGGTAAAAAAATATTTGCAGGTTTAGGTGCAACAGCAGTTGCATCCCCATTTATACAAAAAGCATTTGGTGTAGGTCCATATGAAGAAGTAGAAGAAGTAGCAGAAGATTACATAGATCCATACACAGCAGTAATGATGGCAAGAAACCGAGACCCTATGATGAATTTCTTACCTGATGAAAGGTTTGTTCAAGAAGGTTTTTATCTACCACAAAATGCAGCTGATGGTGGACGTATAGGTTATGCAAATGGAGAAATGGTTGAAGGTGGAATGCAATTACCACCAGAAGCAGAAAAATTTTTAAGAGAAGAATATCAAAAATACGTGGCACAAGGTGGTGACATGTCTTATCCAGAATTTAAACAACTTGTTATTCAACAAGCGTCCGGGGAACAGGGACCAGAACAAGAAGATATAATGTCAACTGAATCAGAAACAGTAGAAACAGAACCAGAAGGCATTATGATGATGGCAGGTGGTGGCGCAGTGCCTGGTTCTACAGTGCCAGGATATACAACACCAGCAGGATACAATAAATTTGATTATAGAACAGGCGGAGTGCCGGTAAGAGTGGGTGCACAAGAAGGTGGACTTATGGACCTAGGTGGTTTAGAAAAGGATTACAGAGAAGGTGGATTCGTACCGATAGGTAAAGAAGAAAAAGCTGACGATGTGCCTGCAAGACTTAGTGTAAATGAATTTGTATTTACTGCAGATGCAGTAAGAAACGCAGGTGAAGGAGACATAGATAAAGGTGCAGAAGTTATGGAAAACATGATGAAGCATTTAGAATCTGGCGGAACAATATCTGAAGACTCACAAGGTTTAGAGGGCGCACAAGAAATGTATAACAACATGAAACAATTAGAAACAAGGGTAGAATAATGGCTGTATTAGATGAATTTATAAAAGATTATGCAACGCAAGCTAAAGGTACCTTTAGTGCACCGATAGATACAAGTAAATTTACTGGTAGACAATTTGTTGCTGGTGAAGACCCTTTACAATCTCAAGCAATAGGTCTTGCTCAAGCAGGCGTAGGAGCATACCAACCATTTTTATCTGCAGCGCAAACTGCACAACAACAAGCAGCCTCAACTGTTGGTGGACTTGGTGCGTTAACAGGACCGCAGGCTTACCAACCTTTTATGTCACCATATCAACAACAAGTTATTGATACTACTCTTGCAGAGTATGACAGACAAGGTGCACAAGGAGCACAAGCTATTAGAGATGCAGCTTATTCATCAGGCAATTTTGGAGGTGGTAGAGAAGGAGCAATGTTAGGTGAATACGAATCAGGTAGGTTAGCAGACAGAGCAGCTTTACAAGCACAATTATTACAATCAGGATTTACTCAAGCAAATCAATTAGCACAAGACGCTTTTACACAAGGTGGCCAGTTAGCAGCAGCACAATCAGGATTAGGTGCAGCGCAAATGGGACTATCTAATTTTCAAAGATCTGGATTAGGTGCTGACGTTGGAGCTTTAGGACAACTAGGTTCGTTAAGACAAGGATTAACACAAGCGCAATTAACTGCAGATCAACAAGCAGCACAAACAGCAGCTTACGAAAGACAACAGGCTTTATCTCAATATGGCCAAGGTTTAACTGGTTTAGCTGGTGGAGTTGCTTCGCAACAATATGCACAACCAACACCGGTTAGTCCAATGTCACAAGCAATCGGTACAGCACTAGGAGTCGGTGGATTGTACGGTAAAATATTTGGATTCCCAGCGGATAGATTATAATGAAAATTTTAAATAGACCAATGTTTAGAATGGGTGGCCCTATCAAAGAAGGGATCATGTCTGGTATAAAAGAACCAAGGCAAAAATACCAAGAAGCTGGTCAAGTATTTAAAAATGTTCAATCTGTTTTACAAGATGGAACAGCTGCCGATCCAGCAGTTTTAAATGAAGCAGCTAAATTAGGTATTGGAAATCCATTTAGAATACAAGAATTTAAACCTTACATGAGAAAAACTATTACACAACCTACTAATTTAAATATGTCTGAAACTGATCAGTTAGCTGCTGAGGTAGAACGAATAGAACCAGCTGAAGGATTAACAGACTTACAAAAAGCAAAATTAGGAAAAACTTTTATAGGAACCCAAGAATATCGTGACAAAGTAAAAGAATTAGAAGCTGCAGAAAACTTTAAATCAAATGCAGATGGAACCGTAATCACAGGTGGTAAATCTCCGTTTGAATACACTGTTGATGAAGTTGTTGAAACAAAAGGTAAAAACATAGTAGATAATGAACCAGCAGCACCGAATAAAAAAGAAAGAGTTAACACTATTCTAGAATCATTAGGCTATGATCGTGCACAGAAAAATGCATTGTATGATGCAATGATTAAAGCAGGTCAAAGAATATCTAGAACAGGCTTGGGCGCGGAAAACCTAGTCTCAGATGTTATTGCAGAAACAAGTCAATCATATGACAAACCAGAAAAACTAAGAGAAGCAGCAGAACTAATGAACGTTCAACAAAAATTAAAACTAGATCAAATTGAAGCTAGTAAAACCGGTGGTGCATTACAACAAAATTATGAGTTTTATAAATCACAAGGTGACTCGGATGAAGTTGCAGAGAAAAAAGCAAGAAACTTACCAACGACTATTACCGAAAAATTTAATGCATCTAAAGCAAATACTGACTCAGGAAAAGTTTACAATGTAACTATGGAACTAACTGAAGAAGGTTTCTTTGGTGATCAATATAAAGATAAATATAATGGTAGAATCGCTAAAAAATATCATAAAGATGGTGGGTTAAGCGAATTTTTAAAATCAGGAGATTTTAAAGGAGATGGGGTTTACAATTTTAAAGGTGAAGCTCTCTTAATAGAAAATGGTCAAGTTAAAAAAAGACAAATTATCCAACCTAAAGTAGATAAAGAAGGTTTTTTTAGTTAGGAGGAATCATGGCTGAAGATTTTAGTCGAGTAGGCACTATTGAATCAGTCCTATCCGGAATTGTTTCAGGTGCTCTTGCAATACCAAAAGGTGCATTTTCATTAGGTGCAACACTTATAGACTTAGGCGCAGGTACAAACAAAGCTG